CCGTGCTGTTCCTCAGCCCGCTCGATGAACGCGTCGTTCACCTCTCGCCGCACCAGGTCCGGAACCGCGCCCTGGATGATCTCGGCTGCGTGCTCGGGCGCCACGTTGACGTCGCGGCCGTGCAGCAGGTCGGACAGCGCGTTGTCTTGCAGCGTCACGTCCAGGTTGGCGTGCATCGGGTCGATCGGGATCCCGGCACCGCCGCGGGCCACCATCTCCTGGCGCCGGCTGGCGAGCGCCGATTCGATCAGTGACGGGGGCGGCTTGGCCGCCTCAGTCGCGACGGTTTCTGGCCGTTCGGAGAGGTGCCCGTGCAGGCCGAAGGCGGCGCCCAGGATGAGGTCGGCCGCCAGGGCTTCGCTGTCCAGCGGCTGGTACTGCGCTGCCATGTCCTTGTAGCCCGCGTCGTTCAGGATGGAGCTCGATGCGTAGCGATCAGCCACGCCGAATCCGGCGTTGATCGTGGCAGCGACGCCCAGCTTCGCGCCGGTGTTCGTGGCGGCCGTAGCGGCCGCGCGGGCGGTACCGTACAGCGTCGACGCCAGCGCTTCGTTTCCGGCGATCTCGGCTCGCATACCCAGTCCCGCCAAGGAAGTGGCCGCGCCGCCTCCGATCTTCAGCGGCAGGAACGCGCCAGCGAATGACGTCGCGCCGGTCAAGCCGGCCATCTTCAGCGCGGTCGTCTGGTCGACGCCCTGGGCCTGGGTGTCGCGCAACGTGTTGTAGCCTTCGGTGGCGGCCAGCGTGCCAGCACCCGCGATCGGGCCGCCCAGCAACGTGCCGGCCCCAAACACGGTCAGCCCGTGGACCGTCGATCCCAGCAGTCGGGAGCCGCCGCCCTGCGTCGTCGGGTCAAGCCGCGACCACTCGTGCAGTTGCGTCAGCTGCTCGTCGAACAGCGGCTTCTGCGGCGCCTCGGAGCGCAGCTGCGCCAAGCCCTCGCCAGTGGGGTCGGCGAACGGGTTCTCCGTCAGCCCGAGCGCCGCATTGGCTTGCGACGACGAGGTCAGGGTGTCGGCCGCCGTTCGGGCGACGTCACCGACCGCGCCGACCGCAGACGTCCCCACGGCGGAGCCCAGGCCGGCGAACGTCCCGGGCGCTTCAGGCACGGCTGGGCTCAGCGCCGCCAGCGAGTTGATCCGGTAGTCCTTGTCGGGAGTGGTGAGCGTAAATCCCACGTCAATCCTTCGGCGTTCCGTAGAACTTGGAGAAGTCGACCAGGACGGGCTTACCGTCCTTGCCGGCCAGGACCTGGTTGCCGAACATCAGCCCGTACTTGCCCTCGTCCACGTTGAACAGCTTGTACTGGCTGGGTGCGTGAGCGGTGATGCCGGCGTGGCGGATCGCGTCTTCCGTGCGCGTCGGCAACTCGTCCTTGAACTGGTCGGGCGGCATCCCCCACGGAACGAACAGGCGGCTGCCGTTCTGCGCGTCCACCGCGCCGCCAGTGACTGCCTTGACGGCGCTGGCCACGGCGCGCGGATCCACCTGGGACGGATCCATGCCGCGGTGGAACGTGTCGGCAGCGTAGTAGTTCTTGACCGCCTGGTAGACATCGCTGGCTGCGCTGTTGGCCAGGGTCGAGTCCGGGCTGGTGAACGCGCCTGGGCCCACCGAGTTCCAGAACGCTTGGCTGAACAGCTTGTCGTCGAGCTTCAGCGCGCGGCCGTTGCTCGTCTTCTCGTCCAGGTCCTTGCCCTGCAGGATGTGCGCACCCTCGAGGATGTAGCGGCCCACAGTGTCGGAATCCTGCGCGCCGGCGTCGGTCTGCACTTGGCCCGTGTGCATCGAGATGTTGGCCGCAGTCGCCAGCGTCGTGTTCTTCGGCGCCAGCTGGTGGACCGCGTCCTGGAACCACGCGTCCTGACCGTTCAGCCCAGTGCGGATCGCCTTCAGGTACGCCATCTGCGCGGCCGGGTTGCTGGCCGTCAGCATGCTGCTGATCTGCTCCGTCTCGGCGTTCGAGAAGATGTGCGCGTCGGCCTGGTAGTCGCCGCGGCCGGCGATCGCCACCGGCAGCCGGTCACGCACAGACTGCATGAAGTTGTTCGGCGAGCTCGTGTCCAGCGGCTTGACATTGCCCACGCCGTTGTTCTGCGCCCACTGCATGTAGTCGTCGTCGCGCATCTTGACCAGGCGCTGGAACGCCTCGGTGGCCTGGTGGAACACCGGCGCGGCCGCTGCTTCTCCCTGGCCGCCTTGCGGCTCCAGCTTGGCCAGCGTCTGCTGGGCCTGGGCCAGCGGCATCGTTGACATCTGGCCAATGAAGCCGCCCACCTGCTTGACGTAGTTCAGCTGTTCGAACCGGCGCTGGCCCTCGTCAGAGCCGTACAGGCGCTGCAAGTTGCCCAGGCCGAAGCGCGGACCGTCGAGCCCATCGAACGACTTGCCGGCCAGCAGCGACACCTGGGCGTCGCGCAAGTCCCGGTCCATCGCGCCGCGATCCTGCGCCAGGCTGCCGCCAAGCGCGGCTTCGGCCTTGCGCACCGCAGCCACGCGCTCCTGCCAGGACAGCTCGCCCCAGCCGCGGATGTTGGGCGCGGCTGCGGCAATTTGCGAGTCGTCCATCGGATCGACTTGCGGAGCAGGCGCGCCGGCGGGCGTCGACACCGACGCGGCCAGGGACTTGTCGAGCTCCTGCTGCAGGATCTTGCGTTGCTCAGGCGACGTGCTCGGCCGCGCGAGCTCGTTGCGGAGCGCGGCGATGTCGTTCTGCGTGCGCTGGGCCTGGGCGGCCGGGCTGTTGTCGGCCGAGACGCCATCGGGCATCGGCGCTTCGCCGGGCGCGAGCGGCTGCCCCTGCGTCGGCGCGACGTCGGTGGGCGTGGCCACGCCGGGCACCTGGGCCTTGAGCGTGCCGCGCATCGTGGTGCGGCCGCCACCGGCGCCCACGGTGGACAGGAACAGCTGCGGGTTGGTCGACGCGAGCACGTCGACCTGAGTCTGCGCCAGGCCGTGCTTGACGGTCTGCTGCATCTTCAGCTTCTGCTCGGGCCCGATCGACTCGAGCGAGCCGATGGCCGCCACGCGGTTGCCCACCAGCGTGTCGTAGTTGTCGTTGCTCGGGTCGGCAGCCAGCGAGTTCTGGTCGTTGGCCATCCCCTCCTGCGTCTCGTACAGGGTCTTGGTGGCGTACACCTGTGCCTGCTGCGCGGCCGCGGTGTGCAGCAAAGACTCGCGGCTCGTGGCCATGTGCGACTCGAGCACCTTGGCCGCCACTCGATTCGGAGCCTGCGACATCAGCTCTTGCGTGCGATCGTCGATCGCTTGCGGATAGCTGTCGGCCAGCGTCTTGAACTTGGTGTTGAATTCCGGGTCGCTCGGGTCGAGCGCGTTCACCTGCTGCGTGAACTGCTGCTGCAGGTCGGTGCGCGCCTTGGATGCGTTGTTGTACGCCCACATGCGGCCCTGGTCATTCTCGACCCGTTGCACTTGGTGGCCGGCTTCCTCCAGGCTCGACCCCAGCTGGCTCAGGCTGTTGCCGATGTCCGCGCCGAAGTCTTGCGGCGACGCCTGGGCGGCAACTTGACCTTGCGGAAGAATGTGGTCGTCGTAGGTCGGGATTTGGGGCACTGGTCAGCCTCCGAAAGATTGGCCGCCCATGCCGCCGCCGTACATGCGGCCGAGGCCGCCGACGACCGCGCCGGCCGCAGCCAGGTAGCCCGAGGTCGTCGCCTCTTGCGAGTTGGCGTTCTCCAGCAGCGACTGGTCCTTGTAGCCCGCCGCGCGCAGCGAGGCGTTGTACTTGATCGTCAGGTTGTCCAGCATCGCCGAGCGGGCGCTGTCGGCCAGGACGTCGGTCGGCGAGCCGCTGCCAACGTCGACGCCACTCGCGCCGTACGCGGCCACGCCCTGCCCGATCCGGCGCTCGGCGTCGCGCGACTGCGCCTGAGCCGCCGCCTCGCCCTGCTCGCTGGCGACCATCGCGTTCTGCGCCGCGATCTTGCTGTTGTAGTCGGCGGCGGACGCCTTCGCATTGGCGCTTCGGATGGCACCGGCCGCGGCCATGGCGATGCCGGCGATTGCTAGTGGGACTGCCATGACGTGATCCTCGCGTAGAGAGCGCTGTCCTCGCCCGTGGGGAGGTGCGCGCGCATGCACGGCGCTTCGAGCTGGAAGCCCAGCATCTTCAGCCACCGGTGGCCCTGCTCGAAATCCGTGCGGACGTCAGCCTCGATGCGTCGATACGGTGCCACCTTGAGCAGGTTGAGCGCGGCGCGGTGCAGGCCGATGAAGTGCTGCCCGCAGTCCTGGTCGATGTAGGCCCACATCGTTGCGCGGTTGGGCCACAGTTCGACCAAACCACCAACAGCGAGCACGCGGCCCGCGGCCACGTAGGTGAACGACAGCTCCGACTCGAGCGCGCGAGCATGCGCCGGCGTCATGTACTCGCTGACGCTGGCCTGGGCAGGCTGCACCTGAATCAGCGCCAAGTGCTCCGCGCGGAAAGGCGTGAGGCTCATAGGTTGTCCTGCGTCTCCAGCTGAGCCATCAGCATGGTGATGTTGCACGGCAGCGGATCGGTGTGCGTCCACGAGAGCTGGCCTTCGGGCGTCCACGAGCCCTCCCATGACCACCGCTTGTCGCCGCTGAACAGTGCGGGCGCCAGCCCCATCGGGTCGGCACTCGTGCGGAACGGCTCGTCGTAGGCGCCCACGCCGTTGTAGTCCGACACCGCGTTGAAGCCCAGCGTCTGGAAGAACCGGAACACGGCCCGGAACACGCGCTTCATCTTGCCTTGCGCCGGCCCGTCCGCGCCGCCCGCTTCGATGCGCATCGTCTGAGCGCTGGCGATGTACTTCAGCCCGACCTGCACCGTCTTGGCCGTGCGGCTGAGCGTGATCGATCCGGTGTTGCTGACGACGCAATCCGGATGCGTGGCGCCATCGGCGAGCACGCCGACCGTCTCTCCGACCAGCCAGGTCAGGCCCGTGACCGTCGAAGTTGCGATGCCGTAGTTCCCGGCCGCGCTGCAATCAAGGTATGTCGCGGCGCCAACCGAATCGCCGTCTTCCCACAGCTTGTCCATGACTTCGACAGAGCGCAGCGTGGCGCCGTTGATCTGCCGGGACACGGCGACCCACACCTCGTCGCGCTGGATGTTTGGCGCCGGGATGCAGCACACGCTCTCGATGAACACTCGATTGCCACCGAGTTTGTGCTGCGCCCACCCGCACACGTCCTGGTCCTTGTCGTACGTGACGCTGACCAGGTTTCCGTCGTTGCGCACCACCCACACCGTCTGTTGCGGCGCGAGCTGCATGTCCATCTGCTTGATTCCACCAGTGGTCAGGTGCTCGCCCAGCTGCGAGATGTCGGGCGCCTGGAACGTGCCGCCGATGTACTGGTACATCATCTCGCGCACCTTGCGGCCGGTGCGCTGCAGGAACAGCAGCGCCTTGCCAGCGCGCACCGGCGCCACCTGGGCACAGCCGTACGCCGAGACTTGCCGTGCGCTGATGTTCGAAGGCGTCGTCGCCTGCTGAAGCGTGCCTGGGGAGACGACCCATTCTGAGCTCGCAGTGCCGACCACCAGGCCCCACTCGTCGGACATGAGCCACGCCACGGACGAAGCGGCCCGTGCGTTCAGCGTGAACGAGATCGCGTTCGAATCGACCACGGTGCCGTCGAACAGCGTGGGCGCGAAGTTCTCGTAGTCGCCCGTGTTCGAACCGTCCACACGGCTGGGGTAGTTCGTGGAGCCGCCCCAGGTGAGTCGATCCTGGTGGAACGTGACCGCGGCCGGATACCCGTCCGTCGAGTTCCACACGCCCAGGCGCCAGAAAGTCGTGCTGTTGACCACGGGCGAGGTCGGCGCCGACAACGTGATCGGCACGCTGCCGGTGCCGTAGCCAGTGCCGGTGGCCGTCATCGTGATGCTGGTGACGACGCCCAGCGTCAGCGTGGCGTAGCCAGCGGCGCCAGAGCCGGTGCCACCGAACGTGACGGTCGGAGGCGACGTGCCGTAGCCGCTGCCGCCGTTGTCGACCGAGGCGGTGAGGATGTTGCCGGACGACGCCGTGCCGTGGCCGGTGGCCGTGGCCAGCACCTGGGTGCCAGTCGGCGTGGCCCAGGTCAGCGTGATGTGCGTGGCATCGACGAATGTGGCGATCGTCCCCCACTGCCACACACCGCCGCCGCACTTGATCCGCAGCGTGCGACCGACGTCGCTGGCACGGAAACCAGCTCCACCGTTGATGCCAGTCGTGCTGCTGGCCGTGACCGTGACAGTGCCCGTCGAGCCGCTCGGCGTCAGGGTCGTGGTCGTCGAGTTGATCGGCAGGTACGGACCGTCAAGGAACGTGATGTTGCTGATCGCCCAGTTGGTCGCGCCGAACCGCTGCAGCTTGGCCGGCGGGTAGTTCGGGTGCGCGATGTACAGCGTGTCGGCCGACTGCGCAAACGTCAGGGCCGAGAGGTCACTCGAGGCGTACGGCGAGACGATCTCGTAGGGGACACCTCCGCTGAGCAGCTGCCCGTCGTTGGCGTAGAACCGAACGTAGTTCTGACCGAACTCCAGCACGTACGCCTGGGTGATGCTGAACTCGAACTTGACCAGGCGGACCGAGAAGTTCGAGTTCTTCACCGCGGCGACAAAGCGCGTGCCCGGCCGCTTGGTCAGGCCGCCTTGGACGGTCGGCATGAAATTCAGGCACTGCGCGAGCGCGGTGCGGTAGCGGGCGATGTCGAAGCGCCCGTACACAAGGGGCGACCATTCGCCCCCGTTGAAACTGTTCTGGACCCAGGTTGCGCGCGCCATGGCTCACAACCTCGCAAGCCACCAGTCGTCGTCCGGCGGATCGGCCGGGATCGACTCGAACGCATCGGCGACGCGCGCCTCGGACATGGCGTCCTTGTAGTCGTCCTGGAGAGCCTTCTTCTTGGCTGGCGAGTTGGTCAGCACTTCGCAGATGTCGATGGCCAGCGACAGCGACAGCACGCTGTAGAAGCTGGCGTCGAACTGCGTCACATCGGTGATGTCGGCGATGTAGCGCAGGTTCAGGCTGACCGGGACCGGCGTCGTGGTCGTGACCAGCACAGGCATGAACGGGTAGGCGCTCACGCCGAACGGCGACGTGGCCGAATTGGTCAGGATCTTGCGGCCCTCGATCGCCCAATCGAGGTAAGCGTCGTTGGGGTAGATCACGCGCAGGCAGTCAGCCGGCAGCGAGAACTGGTACTGGTAGTCCGAAACCGGCGTGGTCGAATCCGGCGCCAGCACCACGCGCTTGATGGCGAACTTCCAGAAGTGGCGACGGATCTCGTCGCGCCGGTTCGAGTCGTAGGCGACGGAACACGCACGAGCCTCGCGGCTGTTGTCCGCGAGGCTCATGATCGTGGCTGCGCCGACGCGCTGGAGCGCGCTGTTGCAGATGTCGACGACCGACTGACCGGCCATGTCAGCCCACGCCGGCCAGAGCTGCGTTGACGCTGGACCCGGCGCCGCCGGTGATCGCGCAGCGCACGTTGCACGCAGGCATCTCGATCGGCGTGACGACGAACGGCAGCGTGGTGTTCTTCACGATCGCGTTGCCGGCCAGGGCGCCGACATCGCACCACGTGTTGTCGAGCAACTGCACTTGCAGGCTGATCGTGGCGCCGCCCGCAGTGCCGTCTGCACTGAACAGATAGCGGCCGCCACGGATCGGCGTTGACGGGCCGGTGGCGGTGAGCGCCGTGCCTTGCGTGCCGGGCACACCACCCCACACGGCGCCGGTGTTCAGGTCATAGACCTGTGCATCTGAGCGCGACATGACTTACACCGGCGGCCAGGTGCCGGTCGCGATCGCCAGGTAGAGCTTCTCCATGGCGATCAGGGCCGTTTCCTTGTCGGTGATGTTCGACGCGTTGAACTGGACTTCCGCGTCCTTGCTCTGCGTCGACGTCGCGATGCTGGGCGGCTGGTCCACCACGCCCTGGGTGTTGTTCACCCCGATGAAGTACGCCATGTGCGTCTCCTGTTAAGGAGCGGGGGCCGAAGCCCCCGCGTGGCCGATCAGGTCGGAGTGGAGAAGTACAGGTCCACGACCAGGGTGCCGGACGCCGGAAGGTTGGCGACCAGGACCTGGAGCAGGATCTGCTCTTCGGCCGTCAACGCGGTCTGCGTGATCGTCGCCGTCTTGCCGAACATCGTCGGCGTGTCCGTCGACGTGAAGACGGCCGCGGCCTTGTACTTGGCCACCGAAGCTGCCGTACCGACCGACACCGTCGACGTGCCCAGCGACGTGTCGCTGGTGATGACGCCATAGGCGAAGGTCAGGCCGGCCGGCACGTAGGCCAGGTAGATTTCGTTGCCGGCGCCGAAGACCTGGGACGCCAGCGTGATCGTGGCGCGGTAGCGGCGCAGCCGCGCGCCGTAGCCAGACACCGCGGACGCCTTGACGACCGGGGTGCTGCCGATGCCCGACAGTTCGTTGGAGAGAGTGGTTGCCATGCGGGCCTCCGATTAGGCGCAGTTGATCTGGACGACGCGCTTTTCTTCGATGCGCGCGCCGCCGAAGGTGCCGGTCACGTAGACCTGCCACGAGTTGCGCTTGTCGGGGCGCTTGTCGACCGAAGCCGTGACGTCGTTCCACATGCCGAGCGCGACGCCCGACTTGGCCCACACCGGCACGTAGTACAGGCCGCCGGTGTTGATCGAACCCGCGTAGCTCGCGCCGCCCGGGATGCGTTCCGTGTGGACGAAGTTGAAGCCCATGAACGAGCGGATGCGGCCTTCGACCAGGACCGGACGGTCCGTGTAGTCGAGGTTGATCGCCTGGACTTCGTTGAGCAGGTTGTCGTGCTGCGTCGCGGTGATGCCGCAGAACAGCTGCTCGGTGTCGAGGTCGATTTCCGCGGCCATCAGCAGCTTCTTGGCGGCGCGCAGCTTGGCGACGTTCAGGCCGGTGTTGCCGGTCGAACCCACCGTGGCCGCCACGATCTGGCCCGAGGGGAACGTCACCGCGGTGGTGCCGTTCTCGCCGGTCTGGTTCGTGCCGAAGATGCCGTTGATGATCTCGTCGTCCATCGCGCGGCCCATGGCGTAGACGCCGGCCGTGGTGTACGGGCCCGCCGGGTCGATCAGCATGCGCAGGCGGTCCTGGCTGTCGATCATGTCGGCCCAGTCGTAGTCGACCGGGTAGATCCAGCGCTTGTCTTGTGGCGTGGAGATCAGCGGGGTGTCCGAGTGCCGGCCCTGGTTCTTGACCGGGGAGACGGAACCGAACTGCTCCACCATCGAAGCGGCCTTGCCGTGGAAGGCGTTCTCGGTGACACAGCCACGAAGGCGCGAGCCCTGCTGTTGCAGCAGCATCGCGATGTTGGTGCTGTACTGCTGTACGAATGCGGCATTGACGAAATTGGACATGAGTCCTCCGGATGAGGGGTCAAAACGAAAGTCGTGGGCTAAGGCGCCACATCTCCCGGCTTGTCCTCATCCGAGGGGCCAACGTCGTCGCCCACTTGGGCCGCAGGGGTCACGCGAAGATCGCGGGGTCCTTGTCTGCGTTCGCGGACTTGCGCTTCTTGTCCGACTGGGTCGGACTCGGTGCGCTCACGATGCGATCATAGAACCATGTTTGGATTTCCGCAACACGATTCAGGTCCTGAGAGCGCGATTCCACCTTGACCTGCGCGATCGCGAGCTCCAGGCAGCGAAGGCGAATCTCTTCGTCGGTCACGTTTCCACCTTGGCCTCGGCAGCCACCGTGGTGTCGCTCGGCGCGCTCATGTCGACCGCCGGCGGGTTGGCCGGGTCGATCGGCGAGGTGGCCGTCAGATCGGCGATGTCGCGGACATAGAACGTGACGAAGCCCGTCGACGCGTCCAACTTGTCCTCGACGTAGTAGTTGGCCAGGTTGGCCAGGTTGTTGGTCCGGCGCGCCCAGTCCCACAGGTAGTTCTGCGTGATGTTGCCGAAGGTGTCGCCGCGAGCGGATTCTTGGATGGCCATAGTCAGCTTTCCGAGGGGTAGGCGAACGCGTGCAGCCGCGCCATCTCGGCGACGGCTTCGGCGTCCTTGTTGACGTACTTGGCGACGAACGTCTTGTCCGTGCGCAGGGATGCGATCTTGGCCTTGGCCTCGGCCGGCGTGAGCGCCGTTCCGAAGCGCGTGTCGCCCTTGCCCGAGACGAAGCCGTCTTCGGCCATGCGCGAGCCGATCTTCTGCAGCAGCTCCATCGTGCCCTTGTGCCCGAGTGCGCTGGCCAGCTTGTCGATCGTGGCCCCGTCCATGCCGAGCCCGCGGGCGCCGGCCTGGGCGTGCGCCAGGTTCTGTGCGAACGCCTGGCCCCAGTTGGCGCGCAGCGCCTGGTCGTCGGCGGCGAATTGCTGCTGACGCTGGGCGTCGCCCGCCGTGTTCAGACCGGCCACGTGCTCGTTCCACTTGGCCGCCAGCGTCTCGCCCTGCTTCTGCGTCAGGCCCAGCTCGTGGAACCAGCCAGCCGCCTGCTTGGAGAACTCCGGGTCGCTGCCCTGGATCGCGTCGAGCTTGTAGCCCGCAGGATCGGCCGGACGACCCAGGCGGTTGAAGAACGCCGCTTGTTCCTCGGGCGTCGCGTCCGGCTTGGGGATCACCACGGCATTGCCGGCCTTGTCGGCGCCCAGCAGCTTTTCGAGGTTGCGGTAGCCCTCGAGCACCTGCTTCGGTTCGGTCCAGCCCTTGTTGGCCACGTAGCCCACGGTGATCTCGTCGGCGCCGGTCAGCCAGGCGGGGGCCGCGGGGGCCGCTGGCGCAGCAGCCGGAGCCGCGGCGGGAGCAGAAGCAGCCGGCGCGGCTGCCGGGGCGGCGGCAGGGGCCGCAGCAGGAGCGGCTGCCGGGGCGGCAGCCAGCGCTTCGGAAGTGCTCATTCGTCAGTCCTCGTCTTGGTAGCTGGGGCATGCATCGCCCACAGCTGTTCGTCGGTCAGGTTCAAGTGCCGCGCGATGCGCAGCCACACTTCGCGCCTGCCCTCCAGCACGGCGTGCAGCCGCGGATCGGCGTGGAACGTCGTGTCGTTGGCCCGGCAGAACCGGGCCAAGTCTTCCAGAACCTCGTCAGCCATCGGGCCGGTGAACGTCTTGACGTACGCCGTACGCCGGCGGCTGATGAAGTCGCGCGCAATCTGCAGGACGCTCATGCTGCCATCTGCTTTTCAGCAGCGTTTTCCACCACAGGCGGAATGGGCTCCAACCACGATTGGGCGAAATCCGCAGCAATTCCGACCGCGCCGTACTCCGTCACCAGCGTGCAGTCGACGGCAGTGCACCGCCAGATGCGCCCCAGCTTTGAATGCTCGCCGCGAAGCGATGCAACGCGGACATGCTTGCCCACATTCAGGCCGTCGGTGCCGCCGATGACGCGGCAGAGAACACCGGCTTGTACTCTCATGCGGCTGCCGGCTGTCCGGCGTTCGGGTTGGTGCCTTGCGGGCTGGTCGCCTTGGCCATGGCCGCCATGCCGGGCAGCGCCTGCGTGACCTGGGCGGCTTGCTTGTCCTGCTCGCGCCCTTGGCGCTTCATGGCAACCGTGGCCGGATCGGCGATGAAGCGGAACGGCACGCCGTTGATGTCGGCCAGCTCAGGGATCAACGTGTCCCAGTCGAACCAGTCCATCGGGGACGGGTCCTGCGTCTGGCTCACGATCTCGGACGCCCACTGCACGGAGCGCATCGTGCCGGCGGCTTCCTCGGCGCGCATCATGCGGTTCAGCGGTGCGTCGTACTCCACCTTGTACTGGCCGCCGGCCTCGAGCACGGACCGCGGCGGCGGCGGGACGAGGCCCTGGTACAGCAGCAGGTCCACCTCGCGCTCGATCATCGGGCCCAGTCCTTCGGACTGGTGCCGGCCCATCGTCGGCGACAGCAGCGCACCCTTCTCGCGTGCGCGCTCCAGGACTTCGGTGGCCGTCATCTGCGGCGTGTCGATCAGGATCTGGAACAGCGTGACCAGGAACGCGTCGTTGATGGCCATGCGCTCGTCGTCCATCAGGTCCTTGCCGACCGCCACGTTGCCCACCGGCAGCGTGTGGACGAGCGGACGACCGTCCGCGTTGACGGCACCGTAGTTCGTCGCGCCAGGCTTCAGGCTCAGGCCGTCCATGATGCCGTCGTCGTGCGCCAGCAGCACCGGGTCCACCGTGCGGTGGCCCTGCTTCAGGACGATCTTCTTCTGCTCGTTCAGGACGTTGATGCCGGCCAGCACGTTCATGGCCGGCCCACGGCCGTACGTCTCGCCCGGCGCCACTAGGTAGCGCGGCACGCTGTAGGGCATGCAGCGGTAGCCACCCTCGCCCAGCAGCGTCTTGGTGTCGCGCAGGATGTAGTGGCTCGAGAACCGCTTGGACTTCCATGACAGCGTCAGCGTCGGATCGAACTCGGCGTTCGGCTGCACCATGTGGATGACCGTCACCTCGTCCTCGGGGTTCACCTCAAGGCGGCTGCGCAGGTTCTCGGGCAGCTTGCCCGGCCACTTCTGGTTGATCTGGCGCAGCGTCATCTTGAAGCGGCGCGCCACCTTGTCGACCTGGCCCTGGTGGTTGGTGGCGAAGAACAACTCGCCCAGGAACACCTGCTTGTAGCGCAAGCCCTTGGCCCACGGCTGGGTCGGATCGCGAAACTCGTCGGTGAACAGGCACGAGGTGCCGAACGCGCCGACCGAGACGTAGCCGTCGTGGGTCTGCGACTGGAAGCCCGAATGCGGGCTGTAGCGGTAGCGGAACAGCGCGTCGTTCAGCTGGTCGTACCACAGGCGCGCCGCGCGGTCCTTCATCAGCGCGTCCTCGGTGGGACGCATGCGATGCCACTTGCCGTTGGCCGGCGTGATCATCGACTCCATGGCGGCCGCGAACTTCCACAGCGCCGAGTTGGCCGTGACGTCGAACTGCGCCTGGCTGCGCTTCTGGCCGGGGACCACGTTGCCGCGGCTGTAGAAGCTCGTGGAGTAGTACGGCAGCACCTTCAGCGCCACCTCTTCCCAGTGCTTCTCCCAAATGCCGCGCTTGCCCTCCATGATCTCGAAATCACGAAGGATGTCGCTGACCACCTCGGCGTCGCGGTCGCGCGGGTCGGCCACCTAGCCCCCCAGCAACGTCTTGGACGTCGTGCCCATGTTGCTCAGGCCGGCACCGCCGGTCAGCATCGTGGCGGTCAGTCCGCGCTGCAGCCCCATCTGTTGCTGCTGGGCGGCCACGTCGAGCGCGTCCTGGCTGTTGCTCACGGTCGGGGCGGGCGCGACCATCGCCGGCGTCAGCGTCTTCTTGGCGAACAGCGTCCCCTGCTCCGGGTGCGTCAGCGACCGCAGGCCCGGCCCCATGAGCGCGCCTTGCCACGTCAGCCCGGGGCTGGTGAACGTCTTGTTGAGCATGCCGACCATGGAACTCATAGTGGTGCGATTATCGCAACGCGCAAGGCAAACGTCAACGCATCAGCCAAAGAAGTCGTAGTCGACGTCTTTGGCTCTCGAATTGCGCGTCATGTTCTGCCGTGAAGTCCCGGTGTCGTTGCGTGCGATCGTCTTGGCGAACGTCAGCGCCAGCGCCTCGGCCGAGTCAGGCGAGGCCAGGCCGCGCTTTTCCCGCATGTGCTCCTTGGACTCGAGGACGATCTTGTTGTCGGACGGGGTGTAGCTGTACTCGGGTCCGGTCAGGTCCGACAGCAGCTCCGCGTCGTTGGGCAGGCTGCCGATCGTCAGCCAATCGCGCATCAGGCCCCACATCTCGGCGCGCTTGTTGACGTAGGTGTTGGCGTCGTTGGGGCTGCCGCCGGCCTGCACCTCGATGACCTGGAACCGCCACGCCTTGAGGTTGTCCACCACGCCACCGCCCACGCCGTTGCCGTCCACGAAGATCGCGTCGACCTTGTGCTTGTTGGCGAGCTCGGCGACAAGGGTGGCCAACTGCACCGTGTCGAACCCGCGCCGGCGCTGCCACGGGATGCACTTGGCGTCGCGCCCCTTGCGAAACGCGATCACCGACTGGTCCTTGCCGAAGCGCGCCACGTCCACCCCCATGACCAACGGCGCCCCGGGATCGGGGATCACGTCACGCTGCTGGGCATCCAGGACGGCCGAGGACCCGATGAACTGGTTGTCGGCCCGGTTGGGGAACTGGCCGTACACCTCGATCCGGGCCTCGTCCGAGTCGGCGCCGTGCTTCTTGATGATCGAGTCGTAGGCGTCCTTGACGATGCCCTCCACCAGGCGGCCGTCGATCTGCCGACGCAGCCACGAGTCCCGGTCGGCATGGAAGCATTCGAAGAACGCCCCGTCGTTGCGCCGCGGGTTGCTGAACGCCAGCCAGTAGCGGTCCACGATGTCCTCGGTGAACACGCCCTGGGCCACGGTCCAGATCGGCTTGGGAATGCCCGACGCCTCGTCGAACAGGTACATCTCGCCGTAGCCATTGTGGGCACCGGCGAAGGCATCGGGGTTTTCTTCCGACCAGAGCTGGGCCTGGATGTACCAGTACTTCGGGTCGATCTTCATGTCCCGCTGCACGAGCTCGGCCAGCCACTTGGCCGGCACGATCGACGTGGCGTTGATGTCGAACCAGTGGGCGTTGATGCTGAGGGACACCCACTTCGAGATCTCGGGGAACGTCTTGGTCTTGAGCTGCGGTTCACCGTTGGCCGTGACCCACACGGAGCCCCCGAGCCTGGTGGAGGCCAACCAGTGCGCGATCCAGGAGAACAGCGCCGACTTGCCGATGCCGCGGCCCGATGCGACGGCCTCCCGGAACATGGGCGGCAGGACGTTGTGGATGATGCGGTGGTCCCGTGCCCGCTTGATGTAGGCCGCCAAGTCGCCCAGGACGTCGTCCTGCCACTTGCGGGGGCCCTTGATGTGCTCGAGCGGCGTGCCAGCCTCGCCCCAGGGGTAGACCATCCGGACGAAGTCCCGCGGATCGTCAGCGATGTCCGGGTTCCAGATGTCGGCCATCAGCTGCTGCTCGGATGCAGCGTCGTACTTGGTCGTGGAGCCTGCCATTTACGGTCCTCGTAAAGAGGTGCGGATCACCTCAAAAATAAAATTCAGGCCGCCCGATGGGACCCGGGGGCTCAGCGCCGGCGGGATTCTTGGGGGTACCCCCACCCGCACCCGGCCCTCCGGCCAAATAGGGGACCCGTCCTGGCTGTCAGCTGAAGATGTCCGGCTCGAGCGGGTCGACATCGCCTGGCTTTTCAACGGGCACGGATTCAATATCCGCGGGCCCGATCAGCTGCACCGAGGGAGATTCGACCAATTGGGCGTCCGACACGTCCAACTGGTCGCTTACTGGACGACGGATGCGCGAGAGATAGGCCGATCGGGCATCGTTGATGCTGATCGTCTGCTGCACATTCAGATCGATCCGCTCGCCGAACTTCTTCGGGTTGGCCTTGGCGGCGTTCCACTGCCGCGCCTGAATGCGGTTGCGCGCTCGCGACGCATCCTGATCGGTGTCGGCGATCTCGATCATCTCGTCTGCCCAAATCTCGGCGCGAATTTCCATCGCGCGAGCGAAGCGATGAGCCGGTTCTCGCAGTCTGGACAGGTCGTCGTACAGGCTCTTCACGCTGCCGTAGGCGCCCACGATCGCCTGCCTGATCGGCATGCCACTCAGAACACGCTCGATCACCAGGTCAATCCGCGCCTCATCGGTCGGACTACGGGTTTCCCCTAATGTTGCGTTCATCGTAACACGCTGCTATAGTCGCACCATGCCTTGATTGTGAGGCACTGAACGAAAGCGAGCAAATCATGAACAACCAACAGCAATTGATCGCCTGGATCAACACCCACGATTGCGGCGTGCAACCGTGCGCCATCGTGCGTGACGGCGAGGTCGTGATCCGTGTGGCGATCGCCCACAGCGACGAGTGCGAAGAGCACGTCGTGAGCACCTACAGCGAAGCTCGCAACGCGCTGGGGTACTGAGATGAGAAGCGAATACGCCGCCAACCTGGCTCTGCAAAGCCAGCCTCAGCGGCAACAAATCAACAGGCAGCCTGTGCGTCAACAACCGCACAGGTCTTTTTTCGGCTTCATCGTTGCGATGATCGCATCGGCGTTATAGGGGAACAACATGGCAACCACTGGATACAACGGCTGGACGAACTACGAAACGTGGGTCGTGAAGCTCTGGCTGGACAACGACGGCACGGATCTCGAGGAAATGGCGCGCGAGTGCCTGCGAGATGCGATCGACAAGGACCAAGGCAAGGATGACGCGACGATCTGCCTGCGTGACCAGCTCGAGGCGTACGTCGACGAGCTGCAGGAAATCGGCAACCTGCCGACCACTGGCATGTTCGCGGACCTGCTGGGCCACGCGCTGGGCATGGTCGATTGGCGCGAGATCGCCGACAACGTGATGGGTGACGTGCCCGTCTACGTCGCTGGCGTGAACATGCCGGGCTACATGCCCGACAACACGCCGGCGGCGTTCCTCGATGCTGACGACGCGCGCAACTACATCGCAAGCGAGATGCGGATGCGTGCCGAGTCGTTCGAGGACCGCACCGATCCCGAGTGCCTGTCCGATGCCTGCCTGGCCGGCGACTACTCGATCCCCGATGGCAATGCGCAAAACCTGCGTGATGCCGCGGATCACCTGGACACGCTGTCGACCGAGGGAGGCGCCGCGGAATTCGGCATCACCCTGGCGGGCACGCACTACTTCATCCACGTGGAGTGATCGCCGTGTCCATCTATTTCCTGTCCCGCCTTGACGCGCAGCTGTGCCTGCTGGCCCTGCTGCGTGCTCACCGAGTCGCCCACATGAAGACCGTGGACGGCATGTTCGAAGTCATCACAGAGGAGTGACCCATGCGCACCATCCTGTTCATCATGCTGGCGGCGTTGATCTGCGCGCTGCTGCAAGCCTGCGACGGCGACATCGCATCTCCTTTCGACAAGCCCGACGAGTCGACCCAGCCCGTCACGCAAGGGGAGACGTCCAAGTGAAGCACACCTACACCATCCTGGCCATCGCGCGGCGCCATCCGGCTCTGTTCGCCTGGCTGCTGACTCGCAAGGGAGCCTGAGCCATGGCTGCACGCCGCTACTACGCTGTTCGGGCCTACGGGTTCCCGGGCCATCCGTTCCCGTCACGCTTCTACGATGCCGAGCCCACTTTGGCCCACGCGCGCCGGACGGCGTCGAACCTTGTGCGAGATGGCTGGCGCTGTGCCGACATCCTGCGCGAGCTGCCGCGGCCGCCAGGCCACGAGATCGGCGCGCACTGGGAGCCGGTTGAAACCCTAGGCGTCGCATGACACACCACCGACCAAAGCCCTTCATCCCCTAGACCCCAGCCCCAGCCACTGAGCCGCCCACGAGGCGGCTTCTTCATAGGTAAACGGGTAAACGACCGTCAAAAGGGGTGGCAAATTTTCATAGGTAGCACACCCCTTCTACCTATTTTTCTTGTTTTAAATAAGAAAACATACATATGAGAACCTGAGCACTTGTAACCGCACAGCCCATGGCAATTATTTTCCACAGCGCACCACACACCACACCCACGTTTCCCCAGCGGACTGACTTCAAATCGTGGGGGGAAAGGGGTGGATGAACAAAAACCTAGGATCCATGCGGGTTAGCGGCCCGCTACCCCTTCCCACAAACGATCCAGGAAAGGGTGAAACGAACAGCCCTGTTGCACCAAAGCAACGAAAAAGGCGGCCGAAGCCGCCTTGGAAATCCCCAAAAATCCCCGCCAGTTACACCTCGAAATATCCTAGGTTTCGCTAAAGTGTAACAATTCCGGAAATTACTGCCTCAGCCAAATCGCTGGCGAGGCATTTTCCAGACGTCCGTAGTCCTCGGATCCGTCCAGCTTGACCATCCGGTAGTAGCCTTCGTCGTAGCCGCGATGCACCCAGCAGACGTACTCGTGGTCTGACTTCTCTGGCCTGACGACGCACAGGCGCCCCGTGATGTCGCTGGCCACGCGGTGGTTGTCCCGGAAGTACACCAGCCACCCATCGAACTGGCCGCCGTTGGACAGCACGCGGATGGCGCGCACGTCGTCATCGTTGTCGGCCGGCGCAACCACCGTCTTGGGTCCAGGCGCATTGCCGCGGACCACTTCACCCTTCGCATCAGCGATCCCGATCACTTTCACCATCGAGCCCGTGGGCGATCCAGCTGCCTCGATGCCCGCATGCCTGGCCACTTCATTGAGTGGTTGGTTCAGCACGCGCGCCGTGGCTGCCAGCTCCTCTGCCCGCCAGCCACGCTGACCACTCAGCATGAGCGAGACGGCCGAGCGATCAAGCTCGAGCGCCTTGGCTAGGCCAGCCTGGTTCATCTGGCGTTCCTCAAGGCGTGCGAGGAACCACTGCTTGTTCACGGTTGCATTCATGGATTGGCTTGCTTTCTATCAATGGCGCGGATCATAACATTAGAGCTCCCTACTTGCTAATAAGCTCGCAACGAGCTAGGGAGATCACAACACATCATCTACCGATTCACCCGGCAATCAGCATGCCGGTGTCGTTGCTGGCTTGCCATCACGTTGCGATTGTCGTAACATCAAGCCATGTCTTCGAAACCAGATTCAACACCTCACCTGGGCGGCCCTGGCCGCGCACGCGGGGCCGGCAAGTTCGGCAAGCCCACCTACGACCAGGCGGCGCGCATCGTGGCCAAGTTCGGTGGCGAGAACGCACTGGCTGAAGCCCTTGGCATCAGCCGCGTCACCGCCTACCGCTGGGGCTACGCCGCTCCGTATGGCACGGATGGCCTGGTCCCCACGCAGATGGTCGACAAGGTGCAGCGCGCAGCCAGGCTGCAAGGTGTGGTGCTGACCGCAGACGACTGGCTGCCCACGCGCGCTCAGTACGACCAGCCCGAGCAATCAGGCGAGGCCGAATGACCGCCACAGCCTACTTAGGCGTCGATCCCGGGACGCATGGCGCAATCGCGCTGTACGCCCCTGACATCGATTTCGCCGCGGTCGAGGACATGGGCACGCCCAACACCAAGGGCGTGAGCGCCAAGTTCGTGGCCGACCTGATCCGGAACATCAAGACGTCTGCCGGTCCGGTCACGATCGAGGCGTGGGTGGAGAACGTGGGCTCACTGCCGAGGCAGGCCGGCTCGTTCAACTTCGGCCTGTACACCGGGATCGTGCATGGCGCGCTGGCCGCGCTGGGGATTCCGTTCCGCCTCGTCGCGCCGATCCGCTGGAAGCAGACGTTGGGGCTGCGTGGCCACGACAAGAACATGAGCCGCGCGCTCGCGGCGCAGCTGTTCCCGCAGCTGGCCGATCAACTGGAACGCGTCAAGGACGACGGCAGGGCCGAGGCGCTGCTGATCGCCTGGTACGGCGCACACAAAGGAGATCCTGTATGACCCGAACCCTCGATGACGTCACGCCGGCTGAATGGAGCGCATCGGCTCGCCGCGCGCTCGCCATCGACAACGTCAACCGCCCGGCCCACTACACCCAAGGCTCGGTCGAGTGCATCGACGCTATTCGCGCCGCGCTCACGCCTGAAGAGTTCGCCGGATTCTGCAAGGGCAACGCGATCAAGTACGTCTGGCGCGAACGCCACAAGGGCGGAGCCGAGTCGCTGGCCAAGGCCGGCTGGTACCTCGACAAGCTCAAAGCCTAACCCCCACCCCAGGAGACAACGATGGGCGACTTCTTCCGTGAGGCAACCACACCGCACGCGCGCAAGCGCTACGAGATCGACGACGAGTTCGTCGTCTACGTGACACCCAGGCCCCGGGAAGGGGCCATTGGCAGCTCGCGCGTCGGCGCAATGAGCGACAGGCAACCCGCCGACGCGGGCCCCCAGCGGGAGCTGTTCGCAGCTGCCTGACCCTGCTTCCCAGCAACAACGTCTTCCCAACGCCTGAAAGGCAATCCATGACCACCAAGACCGAAATCAAGCCCCTCGCGCTCGCGGCCGTTGCCGCACTGGCGCTTGGCGCGCCGCTCGAGGGCGGCACGTTCCAAGGCATCCTGACGCTGCCCAGCGGCGTGCATGTCGTCGTCGTGCTGCTGGCCGACAAGCCCGGCAAGGAGCTGAACTGGGCCGACGCGATGAAGTGGGCCGAGAGCGTCGACGGCGAGCTGCCGGCGCGCCCGGCCGCGGCCATGCTCTTCGCGAACGCGAAGGATCAGTTCGAGAAGGACTGGCACTGGACGTCCGAGGCCTACAGCGGCTCGTACGCCTGGGTGCAGCACTTCAGCAACGGCGACCAGGACGGGGGCAACGTCAACCGCAAGACCTGCGCTCGGGCCGTCCGCATGATTCCTTTGGTCCTTTGATCCTTTCGAAGGAGCCAACGCATCATGACCACGATCACCCTTGAGGATCTCAAGTCCGACCAGGTGCGCCTGGCCGAGAAGATCGCCGCCTTCGAACGCGCGCGGCCGCGCGTCATCACCGTGGCCGCGGCATCGATCTCGCTGGCCGAAGGCGAGACCTACGCCGGCCTGATCCTGAACGACGACGGAACGCCGGCGCACCACCTGGTGCTCCTGCCCGGCGAAACCGAGGCGAACTGGGCCGACGCCAAGACGTGGGCGGCCAAGGCCGGCGGCGAGCTGCCGACGCGGCGCGAGCAGTCGCTGCTGTTCGCCAATGCCAAGGCCGGCTTCCAGGCGCGCTACTACTGGTCGAACGAAGCGCACGAGAACGGCTCGGGCGCCTGGATGCAGACCTTCGACTACGGCAACCAGTGCTGGAACGACGTCGACTACGAGTGCTGCGCTCGGGCCGTCCGCAGAGTTTCCGCTTGATCCTTCAATCCTTTTGAGGAACTGAGCCATGGCCCTCCACCATGACTTGCCGATCTACCGCACTGGCACTCAGCTGCTGACGGCCTGCACCAGGTCGTCAACAGCTACTTCGGCCTGTTGCGCCAGGCCAGCCACAGCCATGCCGATCGAGTCCGGCTCGCCAACGTCGCGCGCCGACGGGGCCACTGCGTGAACGGCCAACTCACCAAGACGTTTCAAAAGGCCGTCTAACCCCCACCCCAGGAGACAACGAGATGAGCGAGAAGCATACGGCGGAGAGGCAGAGCGAGATTTCGTTGCGCCTTGGATACGCTGACCCGCCATATGTTGGGTGCGCGCACCTTTACGCCGATCACCCGGACTTCGCCGGTGAAGTGGATCACTCGCAACTGATCGATCGCCTTGAATCGGAGTACGACGGTTGGGTTCTTCACGCCTCGGCAACGCCGACCAGTATCGCCACGATCGCACCACTGGTGGCAAAGATCCAGGGCGCCCGTTGGATGTCGTGGGTGAAGGGGTTTGCGGCTTTCAAGCGCAATGTCTCCGTCGCCTACGCCTGGGAGCCCGTCATCGTGAAGCCAGCACGCAAGCCGGTCGTCTCCAAGCGTCTTGTGATGCGCGACTGGGTGCAGGAATCAATCACGCTCAAGCGTGGTCTGACGGGCGCTAAGCCTGAAGCCGTCTGCCATTGGGCTTTTGAGATGTTGGGGGCGCGCCCAGAGGACGAGTTGGAAGACATCTTTCCTGGCTCGGGCGCAGTGACCTTTGCGTGGCGGACTTGGCAAGGAAAGTTCGCGCTTCCGACCACCAACCCGGAGCAATCCGCATGACCAACCGCGTTCTTTCGATCTGCACCGGAATGGGCCTGCTGGATCGAGCATTCCTCGACTCCGGTTTCCCCATCGTGCCAGGCTGCGAGATCGATGCTCAAAAGCGGGCGATGTATCACCAGCTCTGCGGGGGATCGCACCTAGTCCATGATCTTGCTGACCTTCCACATCATGTTGATGGCCTCAGGTTCGCTGGCGTCATCGGTGGCCCATCGTGCCAGTCGCACAGCAAGCTGAAGTCGATCCGCGCGCCGAAGTTTCCAGACCTGACACCGTTGGTTCGCCGACTGCTGGATGTTGTCGAGCCTGATTGGTACTGCTTCGAGAACGTCGTCCCGATCGACATTCCTGGAGCGTGGCACACGAAGTGCAACGCCATGCACTACTACCAGCCGCACCAGAGTCGCGTCCGCTGGTTTACGCACTCAATCAACATCGACCCGCCAAAGCCGGTCTACAGCGGCAGCGTGGACGACCTTATGGCCTACAGCGTGGTCGCTGGCCGCATCTACGGCCCCAAGCGCGGCGCACGGCTTCAAGGCTACCCGGCCGCCGCCGATCTTCCCTTTCCGTGCATCCAGCTCCAGCACGGCTTGGCCGATGCCGTCCCGTACCCGCTCGCCCTAGCCTGGGCCAACCAGATCAAGAAGCTCGAAAGGATCGCCGCATGACCAAAGACAACGCCAGCGGGGCGGGGATGGAGACGACGACCGACAACATCGAACTTCCGCCCGGAGACATTGGCCCGACCGACTCAAAATTCGGGTACAGCGACTCCCTGGTGCGGAAGATCGTGCAGGCACACAACGCCAAAGTGGAGCGGATGGAACAGGCGTTGGACATCGCAAAGGATGCGCTTGACCACTACCAACACGGCGGGTCGAGCTATCGCGCAATCGCGGCCAACGCGCTTGCCAGGATCGCCGCCCTAAAGCCCTGAAGGACACACCATGCCCGACAACAGCAAACTTCTGCCGATGGCCTGCACAAAGTGCGGCATGACCTGCGACATGCGCGAGTTCCACCCCTTCGCTGCGTGCCTGATGTTCAAGGCCTGCCGAGACAGCGACACCGTGCGCGCGAACCTCGCAGCGGTGCAAGACTATGCCCGCCAGGCTCCTGCCCCCGTCGAAGTGTCGAGGCTGGCTGGCGACTTCGTGGAGCACTCGCATCCCGAGTTCGGCCAAGGGTACTTCTGCACACCTGACGTGTTCGCGAAGATCGAGAGCGTGGCATCCACCCCGGTGTGTGAAGTGCCGGCCGGGCAGTTGGATGGTCTGGAAGCGTACTTGCGCTATCTGCTGACTGCTGTCGAAGTGCAGGTGTGGAGCAATGACAAGTTCGTCAAGGAGCACACTGCCAATCTGCGGCGTTGGGCTGATGCCCTCGCCGCCTCCCCCTCTCCCGCAGCGAGCATGGAAGTGCAGGGGCTGACCACCGAAGAGGCTGTGGCGACGGTCATCGGCACGAATCATCTTGATGGGCGTGTCCGATGGAACAAGCCAGGGTCTCTCGGGTTGCCGCTCGGAACGTCGCTCTACGGCCGACCCTCTCCCGCAGTGCGGTACCTCACCGCCGACGAAGCGACGGAGATCGCGACGCAGCACTTTCCGCGATGGCGCGAAGACATTCAAGAGCGGTTTGTCGTTCTGCTGTGCGACGCGTTCGAACGCGCTCTCGCCGCGAAGAACGGCTGGCGGCTGGGAGAAGGCCGTGGCTGAGCAACTTCCAATCGCCCCGCGCTGTGGCACCTGTGGCGGTCATGGCTGCCAGCGATGCATGCCGGCCATCATGATGGGCCGCCCGCTGCCCGCCGAGGGCCTGTGCTGGGTCAACCCGGCGCCGGACGCTTCCGTCCCGATGGTGCCGAACAGCACGACGCACAAGCTGACCATCGGCCCCGCACTTCCCTTCGAAGCGATCATCGCCGAGCGGGACGAGCTGCGCAGGGAAGTCGAAGCCTTGCGGGCGGATGCCGAGCGGTATCGGTGGCTGCGCGCTGAATGCGAAAAGCATGGGGGCCTGACCATCGCCAAGGAGGGCTCCTGGGGGCTCAATCCATGGTCTGGTGATGACCCTGACCGCGCCATCGACACCGCCCGGGCTTCGACGGACGAGGGGGTGGGGAAGTGAGCAAACAACCGTCTACCTGACCCGTTCATTCGAATCCGGGTTGCGGCACTATCGGCCCCCGCGCCGTGTGAGTATTTCCACAGAACCCATTGCCGCGGCGCGACCGGACCCCGACACTTCGGACCCTGGCTCATCGACTGAGCCTGTGACTCAACAGAATCGACCGTGGAACTAGAAACTCCTTTTCCTTACCAGCAGGCTGGCGCGCAGTGGCTCGCCGAGCGAAAGCAAGCGCTGCTGGCCGACGAGATGGGCCTGGGCAAGTCGTGCCAAGCCGTCGTCGGATGCGACCTGGTCGGTGCTCGGGACATCCTGGTCATCTGCCCTGCAGCGGTGCGCATCAACTGGGCTCGCGAGTTCGTCCGGTTCAGCCCGTTCGACCGCCCCATCGCGGTCATCGAGACGGGCAAGGACCCGCTGCCTGCGGCCGGCGTGGTCATCGTCAGCTATGACGGCGCGACGCAGCGCGCCAAGGAGCTCAGTCAACGCGACTGGGACGTTCTCGTGCTCGATGAAGCCCACTACCTCAAGGAGCGCAGCGCCAAGCGCACGCGCGCCGTCTACGGCCACACGGTCCGCATCCCCGGCATCGCCGCGCGCTCGCGCCGCAGCTGGCGCCTGAGCGGCACGCCGGCGCCCAACAACGCCAGCGAGCTCTACACCCACATGCGCTCGGCCGGCGTGGCCGACGAGAACTACTGGGACTTCACCTACCGCTACTGCACCGGCATGGACGGGACCTTCGGGTTCAAGATCACCGGCCACAAGAACATGGACGAGCTCAAGTCCAGGCTCGACCCCTTCATGCTCCGACGAACCAAGGACCAAGTCATGTCAGATCTGCCCCCGATCTCCTACCAGGAAGTCACCGTGCAACGCTCCAAGGTGGAGCTCGACCCGTACTTCTACGAGCAGTGGCGCGCGATCGGCCAGGCCAAGTTCATCGAGAACCTGGAGGCCAGCGACAAGACCCTGCGCATGGCGCTCGATGCCATCAAGCACAGCCCCAAGCCGCGCGAGGAAGACAAGCTGACGATGATCGAAGGCATGGCCCAGTCCATGGTGGCGTTGCGCCGCTACATCGGCATGGCCAAGCTGCCCCACATCTGCGAGATCCTGGCCGACGAGCTCACGACCAAGGCGCTGGACAAGATCGTGCTGTTCGCCGTCCACAAGGACGTCATCGAGACGGCGCGCGAGAAGCTGGCCAAGTTCGGCGCGGTCACGCTGTACGGCGGCACGCCGGCCGACAAGCGCCAGCGCAACATCGACAAGTTCATGAAGGACCCGACCTGTCGCGTCTTCATCGGCAACATCCAGGCGGCCGGGACCGGCATCACGCTGACCGCGGCCCACGAGGTGGCGTTCCTCGAGATGGACTGGGCGCCGGCCAACAACGCCCAGGCTGCCATGCGCTGCCATCGCATCGGGCAGACGAAGTCGGTGCGCGTGCGCACGTTCACGCTGGCGGGCTCCGTCGACGAGGACGTTGTGAAAACCCTGACGCGCAAGACGCGTGAGCTGACCAAGCTCTTTTGAACCCAAACTAGTTGCGATTATCGCAACGTGCTGCTATCATACGAACATCAACAGAGGGAAAAGGGAATCATGCAAATCACGTTCGAACTGAGCGCCTTATCCGAGGCGGATGTGCGCGGCCTGCAAGGTCTGCTGTCGATCCGCCTGTCCGAACTGGGCTCGTCCAGCCCCCTGCCTTCGATCAGCGAGGCGCCCCAGCCGGCGGTGGGTGAAAACACCGGCAGCACGCAGTCCGATGCCACTCCTTCATCGGGTGATGCGGCCGTGACCGAGGGCGCGGTTCCCCGCACCGATGCCGCGCCCTCGGCTCCCGTTCCCGACGCCGCGCCGACCAAGCGCGGCCCGGGCCGCCCCAAGAAGGCCAACGTCGTCGCCCAGGACGAGCCCGGCCTGGCGCTCGAGTCGGGCGAGTTCATCCCGGCTGCCGAGATCAAGCCGGCCGCCGCCCCCACCGCCGACGACCTGCGTGCCGCGCTGCAGAAGCTGACCAGCGCCAAGGGCATCCCGGCCGGCATCGACCTGCTCAAGTCCTTCGACTGCCAGCGCATCAGCGAGATGGCAGCCAAGGACGCCGAGACGCAAGCCAAGTTCATCGCCGCGTGCGAGGTGGCGTGATGGCGTCCCGGCAGATCATCCGGCTGTTCTTCAAGTTCGGCGCCACCGCGTTCGCCTACCTCGCTGGCGGCTTGTGGGCCGGCATGGCCACGCTGTTCGCGCTGACCTACGTCGGCGCCGTGGTGGAGGAAAACTGTGTCTGACCACGCACAGCTGGGCCCCAGCTCCGCGGAACGCTGGATGAACTGCCCGGGCAGCGTGTGGCTGTCCAAGGACATGCCGGGCCGCAGCTCGGAGCATGCGGAAGAAGGCACGCGCGCCCACAGCCTGGCCGAAGCCATCCTCACGGGCGGCAAGGGCAGCGGACCCGTCGAGATGGTCGAGCACGTCATGGTCTACGTCGACCACGTCGAAGAACTCGCCGACCAGGCCGGCGCGATCAAGCACATCGAGGTCCGCGTCAAGGTGACGGACCAGGTGTGGGGCACGGCCGACGCGATCGTCTGGAATCCCGACACGCGCACGCTGTACGTCCGCGACCTGAAGTACGGCGCCGGCGTGGCGGTCGAAGTCTGCGGCAACCTGCAGCTCAAGATCTACGCGCTGGCCGCCCTGCTCACCATGGGCTACCCGGCCAAGACGGTGGACGTGGGCATCGTGCAGCCCCGTTGCCCGCATGCGGACGGCCCGGTGCGGTCGATCTCGTTCGACGCCATCGACCTGATCGACTTCAACGCCGACCTGCTGTGGGCGATCGCCCGGGTCAACGAGGCCAAGGCCAAGCCGGCCGGCGCGCTCAACCCCACCGAGAAGGGCTGCCGCTGGTGCCTGGCGGCGCCGAAGTGCCCGGCCATCAAGGCGCGCGCCCAGGAGCTGGCCCGGATCACGTTCGCGCCTGGCCTGCCCTACGACCCGCTCGAGCTGGCCCGCTCTCTCGAGTTCCTGCCGATCATCGAAGGCTGGATCACCAACACCCGCGAGTTCGCCTACGGCGAGGCCGAGAAGGGTGTCGAGATCCCGGACCACAAGCTGGTCGAGAAGCGTGCGAGCCGGCGCTGGGCGCGCGAATTCGGCCCCAACGAGCTGGCGCAAGCCACCGGCCTGCCGGCCACCGACGTCGCCGAGATCAAGGTCAAGTCACCGGCCGCGGTCGAGAAGCTGCTACCGAAGGCCCAGCGCGAATTGCTGGACCAGCTGACCATCAAGGAAAGCAGTGGTCACACGCTCGTGCACGTGTCCGACAAGCGAGAGGCGATCCGCGTGGACGCCAAGGCGGCGTTCGCATGACCAAGATTCTTCTCGGCTGCGCGCTGCTGGGCTTCATCGGAGGCAGCGTCACCTACCTGATCTTCCTCGCCATCCGGGCCGCATGGCGCTCGTTCCTGCACCTCATCCACGGCGGCCTTTAACCTCGAAAGACAACCATGAAAGTCAGCATCTCCGATCTCAAGGCGCACGTGTTCGCCTACGTCCAGCACATGGGCCACGCCGTCGAAGGTGTGGAGCACCGCGCGCTCGCCGGCTTCGCCCAGTTCGTCGAAGGCAAGCAGGCCGAGGTCGACGCGGCCGCGTTCCTCGAGAAGCTGGGCTACACCGTCACCCCGCCGCCGGTCGCCGCGCAGGCCGCCTGATCTCCCACCCGCAACCTGAAAGCACCCATGACCGACAACGTCCTGACCCCCGAGTTCCGCGCCGCCTTCATCAGCGTCTTCAAGGCCAGCCGCCCGCGTGGCGCGCCCGAGACGCAGGCGCCCAAGTACAGCATCCGCGCCTGCTTCCCGCCCAGCACCGACATGAGCGCGCTCAAGGCCCAGGCCGGCGCCGCGGCCAGCGAGAAGTGGGCCGACAAGATCCCCAAGACGCTGCGCTCGCCGTTCCGCCTGAACGAAGAGCTCGAGTCCCCGGTGGCCGGCATCGGCGACGACTGGATCGTGATGACCTTCAGCGCCAACGCGGACCGCCGCCCCGGCCTGGTCGACGCCAACCTCAACGACATCATCGACGAGGCCGCGGTGTACTCGGGCGCCTGGTTCCGCGCCCAGGTTCGCGCGTTCGCCTACGAGCAGCAGGGCAACAAGGGCGTCACCTTCGGCCTGCAGAACATGCAGAAGCTGCGCGACGACGAGCCACTCGGTGGCGGCCGCCCGCCGGCCAACAAGGCGTTCTCCGCGGTCGAAGGCGCCGAGGGCTCGGCCAAGAGCGCATCGAGCATCTTCGGCTGACCGAAGCGTTGCGCTTTTAACACCAGGGTGCTGCAATCGCAGCGCCCTTTTTCACAGGGCTGCACCATGAACCTGACCAAAACCGAGCTCTGCATCATCTACACCGCGCTGCAGGTCCTGTCGGAAAAGCTCAAGTCCGAGGAAACCCACTTCCGCCGCGCTGGCGGCAGCGAAGAAGACGTCCGCGACGCCAAGTTGTACGTGGGCCACGCGGTCAATCTGACGTGCAGGTTCGAACAAGTCCTGTTCGGCGAGGCCCACTAAATGGTGCACACTGCCATGCATGAAAAAGCTGAAGGACGCGCTGACCACGGCGGGAACGCTGGCGTGGATCGGGCTGTGGATCGTAGCCGCGTTCTGGCTGGCGATCCGCGTGCTGCGCTGGCTGTTCACCTAGACTTCGAAACGGCCAGCGCCTGCGACCTGCGCGACGCCGGCCTGGACAACTACGCCAAGGATCCGTCGACGCACGTCCATTGCTTGGCCTATGGCTGGGGCGACGATCCGTGCGATCTGTGGACGCCCTACCATCACGACATTGACCCCGCGTTAGCGATGCACATCGCCAACGGCGGACTCGTCTACGCACATAACGCGGCGTTCGAGTTGGCCGTCTGGAACAACGTGTGCGTGCCGCGCTACGGCTGGCCGCGGCTGCTGCCCGAGCAGGTCCGCTGCACGATGGCCATGGCCTACGCCATGGGCTTACCGGGCGCGCTCGAGGATGCCGCGCCGGCGCTGGGCATCGAGCAACGCAAGGACATGGTCGGCAAGCGGGTGATGATGCAGCTGGCAAAGCCGCGCGAGGACGGCAGCTTCTGGACGCCGGCCACTGCACCCGACAAGTTCGAGACGCTGTACGCCTACTGCCGCCAGGACGTCGAGGTGGAACGCGCGCTGCATCACAGGCTGATGGAGCTCTCGGACGACGAGCAGAAGCTGTGGCAGCTGGACTACCGGATCAACCAGCGCGGCGTGCGCGTCGACCTGGCCGCGATCGGCAAGGCGATGATCCTCGTGGACAAGGAGCGCGAGCGCCTGAACCGCCAGATGCTCATCACCACGGGCGGCGTGGTCGGCTCCTGCACCGAGGTGCAGCTGCTGGTCAAGTGGATCCGCAACCAGGGCGTGACGATCGACGGCCTGGCCAAGGCGGACGTGCTGGACGCCCTGACCGGCGAGCTTCCCGTGGGAGTTCGCCGCGCGCTCGAACTGCGCAAGGAAGCAGCCAAGTCCAGCACCGCCAAGCTGCTGGCCATGGCCAAGCGCGCCGGCCCGGACGGCCGTGTGCGCGGCATCCACCAGTACCATGGCGCTGCCACGGGTCGCTGGGCTGGCCGCGGCATCCAGACGCAGAACCTGCCGCGGCCGCGCAAGGGGACCAAGCCCCACCACATCGACGACATGATCGGCCACTTCCACGACGGCGCCTACATCGACCTGATGTACGGTCCCACGATGGACGCGCTGTCCGACTGCATCCGCGGCATGCTGGTCCCCGACCCGGGCCGCGACCTGATCGCCATGGACTTCAGCGCCATCGAGGCGCGCGTGCTGGCGTGGCTGGCGGGCCAGGAGTCGATCCTCGAGATCTTCCGCACGCACGGGAAGATCTACGAGCACCAGGCCGCCGGCATCTACCACGTCAACCTGGCGGACGTGGATGACGCCATGCGCCAGATCGGCAAGGTGGCCGTGCTGGCCCTGGGCTACGGCGGTGGGGTCGGCGCCTTCCAGTCCATGGCCAAGGTCTACGGGGTCAAGGTGCCCGATGCCGAAGCCGACGACATCAAGAAGGCGTGGCGCGACGTCAACCCGGCCATCGTCAATTACTGGTACCGCCTCGAGGACGCCGCCATCCGCGCGCTGACCGAGGGCGGCGTGCAGTTCGCCGGCCACCGCGACAGGCCCATCGCCTTCAAGAAGTCCGGCTCGTTCCTCTGGTGCAGGCTGCCCAGCGGCCGCGTGCTGTGCTACCCGTACCCGGAGATCCAGGAAATCCAGACGCCGTGGGGCGAGGCCAAGGAGGCGCTCACCTACATGACGGTCGTGGACGACAACACCCGGCGCAAGGGCAAGATGCTGCCTGACCCGGCAGCCAAGGGCAGCTGGCAGCGGATCTCCACGTACGGCGGGTCGCTGGCCGAGAACGTGACCCAGGCCGTGGCCCGGGACCTGCTGGCCGCCGCCCTCGTCCGACTGGAGGACGCCGGCTTCAACACCGTCATGCATATTCACGACGAGTGTGTTGTGGAAATCTCAACGTCATCTGACAATCGCACCATCGACGCCGTCAAGGCGCTGATGGAAACGCTGCCCGCCTGGGCAGCTGGTCTTCCGGTCGCCGCCGAGGGATGGCGTGGCCGCCGGTATCGCAAGGGGTAAGACATGGACCTGAGCACCCTCACGCTCGACGAGCTCGAGCGCCACTTCACCGCCAACGGCGACGACGAGAAGGCCAAGCTGATCCGCCGCTGCCTGGACGCCGTGGCCGATGCCAAGACGGAATGCAAGAGCGTGGCCTACGACGAGGGCTACGACATCGGCTACGAGGCCGGCTACACCGAAGGACTGAACTGCCGTGGCTGACATCATCGACGACGCGAACGACCAGGCCGAGATGATCCTGGCGATCTCCCTGCGCGAGCGCAAGCCCGTGCTCCCGAGGATCGGCTGCTGCCACAACTGCGAGCACCCGCTGCCCATGGACCGCCTGTTCTGCGACGCGGACTGCGCCCAGGACTGGGAGAAGCGGGAGGCGCGTCGGTGAGTCGCCTCGAACAGGCCCTGGCGCTCGCGCGCCGCGGCTTCTACGTCTTCCCCGTCGAACCCGGGAAGAAGACGCCGGCGATCAAGGACTGGCCAGCCAAGGCCACCCGGGACACCGACGCGATCAACACCTGGTGGCAACGCCAGGACTTCAACATCGGCGTGGCCACGGGCAAGTTCGGCGATGACGCCGCGCTGCTGGTCGTCGACGTCGACACCAAGAACGGCAAGGACGGCAATGCTTCCCTTCTGGCTCTGGAACTGGGAGGCCAAGAGCTTCCGCTCACCCTCGAGCAAGCGACCCCGAGCGGCGGACGCCATCTCATCTACGCCCACCATGTCGGAGTGCGGCAAGGCGTCGACGTCCTCGGCTCCGGCCTGGACATTCGCAGCGCAGGCGGCTACATCCTCGGACCCGGCAGCACTATCGACGATCGTGCCTACGCCGAAGCACCTGGCATCGCGGCCCCAGTTCCTGCGCCTGAGTGGCTGGTGGCCAGGCTGGGCCGTGTTCGCAGTCGTGGCAGTCGTGATTCTGTCGCCGTTGCTGGCGTTGATCTGGATCGCGCTGCAGCTCGCGCCACCGACTGGCTCCGCAACCACGCGCCCGTTGCCCGCGACGGCGACGGTGGCGACATCGCCACCTTCAAGGTCGCCGCGCACCTGAAGGACCTGGGCTGCACGGAAGCCCAGGCGTTCGAGCTCATGGCCACCGACTGGAACGAGCGGTGCGAGCCGCCGTGGGACCACGAGGACCTGCGCGACAAGGTCGCTCACGCCTACCGCTACGGCAAGGACGCGCCCGGCATCGCGGCGCCCGAGGCCGTGTTCGATGCGGTCGCGCCTGCGCCCGACGCGGAAGCGCCTGACCTGGGCACGCACCCGTTCGATAAGCTGAACCAGGAGTTCGCCTTCATCAAGCGCGGCGCCTTCGTGTTGCAGGAGACGACCGACGTCGACGGCCGGTTCTGCACCGAGCACCTGAACATGGCCGAGTTCCACGGCTGGCACGCCAACCGCCCGTTCCAGACTGGCCAGGGTAAGCCGCGGCCCATCAGCGAATGGTGGATCGAGTGGACCCAGCGTCGGCAGTACGAGGCCGTGGTGTTCATGCCGCAGCAGGAGTGCGGCCCGCGCTGGTACAACCTGTGGCGCGGCTTCAGCGTCGAGCCGGCCGACAAGGCCGACCACCCAGCGCTGACCCAGTTCCTCGAGCACGGGCTAAAGAACGTGTGCAACGGGAACACCGAGCACTTCACCTGGCTGATGGGGTTCTTTGCCCACATGGTCCAGCGCCCGTGGGAAAAGCCGCTCGTGGCCCTGGTGTTCAAGGGCCGCAAGGGCACGGGCAAGAACGCCCTGGTCGAGCGCGTGGGCTCGCTGTTCGGCAACCACTTCATGGTCGCTGACGACGAGCGCTACCTGCTGTCGAACTTCAACAGCCACCTCGAGGCCAACCTGTTCTTCGTGCTGGACGAGGCAGCGTGGGCGGGCGACAAGCGGGCCGAAGGCAAGCTCAAGGGCCTGACCACCGGCGCCCACCACAACATCGAGCGCAAGGGCAAGGAAGCGTACAAGGTCCGCAACCTGACCCGGATCGCCATCATCGGCAACGAGGAATGGCTGGTGCCGGCCAGCCACGACGAGCGCCGCTTCGCGGTGTTCAACGTTGGTGACGGCCGCATGCAGGACCGCTCGTTCTTCGAATCGATGCGCAAGAACATGGAGGCCGGTGGGTACGCCCACCTGCTGCGCTACCTGCTGGACTTCGACCTGGCCCAGGTGGACGTCAACGCCGCGCCCGTCACCCAGGGGCTGATCGACCAAAAGCACGAGAGCCTGGAGCCGATGGAACAGTGGTGGCTGGACAACCTGTACGCCGAAACCATCTCCGGTTCGGACTGGGGCAACGAGTGGCCCACGCAGGTTCCGACCAACCGGCTGCGCGACGCGCTGGGCCGATGGGCCAAGGCTCGGCAGATCAAGAGCCGTCTCCCGAACGAGAAGCAGTTCGGCTGGCGCCTGAAGAAGATCGCCCCGAGCATCCACCGCGACAAGGGCAACAAGTTGCGGCCTGACGACAAGACCTACGCCTATTTCATCCCGAGCCTGGAGCAGCTGCGCCAGGACTGGAACACCTTCATCGGCGCAACCGTGGACTGGAACGACACATGAACGACAAGATCACCCACCTGACGGCTGCCGAGGTGGCCGAGCGACTGCGCGTCTCGATCGGGACGCTGGCCAACATCCGATGCAAGGGCGGCGGCCCGCGCTTCATCCACTTCGGCCGGCGCGTGCTCTACCCGCTGGTCGAAGTGGAGCGGTTCGAACGCGAGCTGCTGCAGTCGTCGACGTCGTCAGCGAAGAACCTCTGAACAGCGGGACGTCTTCCACATCCCGATGGTGTCGCGCGTGACCCGCAGCGACACGATCTTGCCGCCCTTGTCGGCCTCGATCTGCAGCACGCAGGTCGGGGTCGACAGGGGCTCGCCGCTTGCGCGGGCGTCCGATCGCCATTCGTAGAGGGTGTTGCCGTCCGTCAACTGGGTGGACCGCGCCGGCATCCCCCGCTCGCGGAAGAAGTCGTCGGCCTGGGTGCCGACGTAGCGGTCATTGGCTGCCACCACGGCCTTGGCGCGGGTGGTGCATCCGGCCAGGATGGCGCAGATGCAGACGATGGAGCCGACCAGGTTTCGCATTTGTCTTGCGTCCAGTGTGCGACCAAGACCTTATGCGCTGGTCGGATTCTCTACATCGTCGCCCTTGTAAGTTGTTGATTTACAAGGCATTTCGGTGGTGGGCCCTGAGTGACTCGAACACTCGACCTACGGATTAAGAGTCCGCTGCTCTACCAACTGAGCTGAGAGCCCGAAATTCTCGGTTGCCGTCGTCGCGTTGTCGCGATCACAACAGCCTTAAATTCTACTTCGACTTCCGCTCGACCTGCAAGCAGAAAATTCGTCATCTTCCGGAAGATCCGCCCTCGACCGCTGCGTCCTGCGTTGCATCGGCGGAGGTGGTGGGTTGTACAGGACTTGAACCTGTGACCAACGGATTAAAAGTCCGCTGCTCTACCGACTGAGCTAACAACCCGTTTCCGGTAGAGCCAAAAATTCTAGCATGCGCGCTGCAGTTCCTGCAATGGGTGCGCTGATGCCTCGAGCCGGCGCGACACATCCGGCCTGCTCGCGCCTCACTTGAGCAGTTGCGCGATCACCTCGCCGGCGGCCGCCATGCCGAAGCTGGCCGTGACGACGACGGTCGATCCGTAGCCGTGGCAGTTCAGCGAGTTGTCGCGGCGGGCCGTGGACGGCACGTCGTCGCCGACCTCGCAGACGGCGTCCTCCGGCGCGGGCTCGGCCACGCTCTCGCGCGAGAAGACGCAGCGCACGCCGATCTTCCCGGCGCGTGGCGCCCCATGCCGAGAGCGCAGGCGCTGGCGCAGGCTGGCCAGCAACGGGTCGTGCGTGCTGACGTGCAGGTCGTCGATCTCGATCCTTTCGGCGCGCTGCTTGCCGCCGGCCGCGCCGCAGGTGACGAAGGCGACGCGTTCGCGGCGCGCCCAGGCGGCGACGGCGAGCTTGGCCTTGGTCTGGTCGCAGGCGTCGATGACGGCGTCGACCTCGATGGGCAGCAGGCCGGGCCAGTTGTCGGGGTCGACGAACTCCTCGATGCAGTGGACGACACAGCCGGGGTGGATGTCGGCGATGCGGCGCGCGAGCGCCTCGGCCTTGGACAGGCCCAGCGTCGCGCCGACTGCCTGGATCTGGCGGTTGACGTTGGATTCGGAGACGTGATCGAGGTCGATCAGCACCAGCTGGGCGACGCCGCTGCGCGCCAGCGCCTCCACGGCCCAGGAGCCGACGCCGCCGAGCCCCACGACGGCCACGCGGGCCGCGCGCACCCGCGCATACCCGCGCGAGCCGTAGAGGCGCTTGAGGCCGCCGAAGCGGCGCTCGAGGTCGGCGTCGTCCGCCGCGATGACGGGCGAGGTCACCGCGGGAACGTCGCCCACGGCGGTCACTTCAGCGACTTCAGCCGATCGCGGCCGGCCGCCGCCGCTTCCGACTTCGGGTACGTCTTGATCAGCTCGCCGAGCGTGACGCGGGCGGCCTTGATGTCCTTCAGCTCGATCTGGCAGTTGGCGATGGCCAGTTCGGCCTCGGGCGCACGCGGATGATCCGGCGCGGCCGCGATGAAGGTCTTGAAGGTGGCGATGGCGCCCTTGAAGTCGCGGTTGCCGTACTGCGCGTTGCCCAGCCAGTAGCGCGCCAGGTCGGCGTAGCCGCTGCCCGGCCAGCGGCGCAGGAAGCTGTTGAGGGCGACTTGCGCCTTGTCGAAGTCGCCGGTGCGCAGCGTGGCGGTGGCCGCGTCGTAGGCCTGCACTTCCTCGGGGTCGGCCGAGAAGGTCTTGCCGTCGAGGTTGACCTGCTGCGGCTCAACGCGCTTCAGGCGCTCGTCGACGCCTTGCGTGATGTTCTTCTGCTGGCGCTGGACGTCGGACAGGTCCTTGGCCAGCTGCTCGTTCTGGCCGCGCAGCTGGGCCATCTGCTGGCGCAGCTGCTCGTTCTGGTTGGACAGGTCCAGGAGCGCGTTCTGCAGCTGCTGCAGCTGTTGCGCGTATTGCGAGCCCTGCGACTTGTTGGCGTCCTCCAGCTGGGAGATGCGCGTGCGCAGGTCGATGATCGCGCGACGCGCCTCGTCGTCGTCGAACAGGCCGGCGTGCGCGTTGCCGCCGACGACGAGCAGGGCAGCCAGCGCGCAGGCACGGCGCACGGCCGTGACTGCGCGCCAGCGGCGCGACGCTTCCGGGAACGTCACGGCCGCGGACATCACTTGCTGCGCAGTTCGACGCGGCGATTCTTCGCCCACGCCGATTCGTCATGGCCGTCGACCGCCGGACGCTCCTTGCCGTAGCTCACCGCTTCCAGCTGCGAGTCGCCCACGCCCAGCACCTTCATCTGCTGGACGACGGCCTCGGCGCGCTTCTGGCCGAGGGCCAGGTTGTATTCGCTGCCGCCGCGTTCGTCGGTGTGGCCTTCGGCCACTTCCTTGGCGCCCGAGTTGGCCTTGAGCAGCTTGGCGTGGGCCTCGACGATCGGGCGGAATTCGTCCTTGACGACGTAGCTGTCGAAGTCGAAGTAGATGACGCGATCGAGCGTGATGGGCACGACCGGCTGGCT